ATCGCATTAAGAAGATTAGGTAATTGTACTGTTCCTCCATAATATTTGGACGCCATGGATCCTAGCCACTCGGCTGGTCCCTTGGTTCCGTTATGGAGCACACCGCTTGGTCCTAAACAATACACAGCCGTGGCGATGGCCACCATGTGGGATTTCCCATCATGAGTGATCACGTCAACGGCACGTGTAATTATATTCCAGATATTCGGATAACCTTTCATGAATGAATCCATGATAAGGTTCGGCATAAGTCGTATGTTTCTGACAACAGTCAAAATGTTCCCAGCTCCTATAGGAGTGAACTCTCCTAAGAGAGGGTGGATCCATCTTTTGGCGAACTCGGCCACGTTTCCGTGATGACTTTTAGTCATGTTGATTTCAACACCGAGGTCGTTCATTATAGCTTTATAGCTTTGAGCTACAAGATCATTGGCGATAATAATATCATCACCAAGGACAGCATAATCCCTGAACCAGCTGGCAATGCCAACACGGTTAGCAGCGACCTGCACAATAATGTGATGTGTCAGAGCAAGCATACCCCAAGAGGAGTATGCCCCCATAGGTTGCCCTACGGCATATTCATATACTGTCGAAATTTTCGACCCTTCTTTAGATTTACGAACGTAATAATACGGTCGTTGAAGCAAGGAGATCCAAAGATCTCCAGGCTCACCCAACAAGTTCAATATCTGAACTTGCAGGCTTGCCGGCAGTCTATCTGTAGCTGCCGACAGATCGAAAGAAGCAATCCGATCTCCAGAGACACAGCGGTTTAAGAGCTCCTTCATGGGGCGTTCTTGATCGAACGTTCCATCTTGAGGGATGCGTCGGAGAAGATGAAAGATTGAGTCATGTAGTGGTCTCAGTACTAACTGGGACCAGTAATCTACAATGGCTACAATTCGCACCTTCCCTCTCGCCTCTAAAACAGTTGCCAGTCGTCCGATATAAAGTTCTTTTGGAACTAGATATCCTAACCCCCAACCTTTATTAAGGAGGTGGATTAGTCTGATAAGGAAGACGAATGGCATGGTCACAATTAAAACCCACACCAGCCACACAATCGGTAAATCCCAATTGTGGGCATGACACCAACGCAGCCAAGCTATCATCTGTTTAGGATGAAAAGCTAGCGCAATGGCGTCAAGTGGTGCAGACCAAGTTGCTCGCGGATAGTTTGGCCCTGAACTTTCTGAAATTTTCAGAAAGTCAGGTTTTCGAAGTGATCTTAAAGAAGGCATATGAGCCAATACTCTACGTAACTCCATTTCTGGAATCGTCTGAGTAGACCCCTTGAAGGGGTCGGTAATTGTCTCCCATTTAAAAACGGGAGCAAAACCTATGACTCGATACACACTGAGAGCGGTCAACACTGCCCGAAATACCAACTTACTAGAATCTCTATCGAGTTTAACACCTCGAATCAGATCTCTAAGATAAATTGGAATAATTTTCGGTAGACCAGATTTGGTTAGAGCAACCAGGGTTTTACCCTGGATAAACTGCTCATTCCCCAACCAGCATATTAGCGCCCTAGAACACTCACTCAGATACTGAGAGGTGAACTTCGGTCCCGACTTAATCCAAATTTCTTTGATATTAAGTGCTAATACACGGAAACCCTTCTTCCAATGGTCAGTCAGACCAAGGACTTGCACTGGCAAATAAATGAATCTCGTTAACTCACGTTGACGGATCCATTTACTCGCTCTTTTCTCACTATTTGTTAGTAATCTATTGATGAAAGCATTAGTGTTTAAAGGGTGAGACAGTACTTTCCTGGATGACACCAGGTGGAGGTTAGGGGGCTAGCCTTCTCCTACCTTTGCGTAGTGAGCGCGTGGTGTGATTGCCCATACTTGTACCGAGTTATTGTTATAACTATAGTGAAGCCACCGCGGTCCACTCAAGGACTGCTCCTCCTCTCAAGAGGGCGGGATCTGCATCAGGTCGTAAGACCTTGAAGTAGTAACGGCTGGAGTCGATTCACACGGCAAGTACCAAATCCGGGGGGATCTGGAATTGCGTTAACCGCGATCGCGGTT